TGATCAATTGTCCCTCTAGTGATGGTACAACTTCTTCAACTTTTGATTTAAAATTCATGATATTTTGAACAGGAACATTTGTAAAAAAAGCATCATATCTTCTTCCAACATAATCTGATCCTAATTCTAATGTGTAATGTATTACATTGTATCCTAATTTAACGGCATAACCACCAAGAGCAACTAAGCTCCAAGATTTACCACCACCCGGATTACCAAATATTAAACCAAAATCACCATTACCTAAACCACCTTGTAATAATTCATTAATTGAATTCCAAGGAGTAGGTACTGCTGTTCTATGGTCTTCACGATATCTAGATTCAGTATCTTTGTTATACTCGTGTCCGATATTTTTGTCTTGACCCGCTTTTAATGCGTTATCAATTAGAGACCTTATTGAATCATAGTCTCCCGCGTTTAAAAAGTCTACGCTCGTTAACAACGCTTTTTTAAGCTGTTGGTTTTTACAGAAGTTAGAGAATTCTTCTTCAACATACTTTAAATCCTCGTCTGAGGCTTTATAAGCTTCTCTTAATTGTTCTTTGATTGATAATTGTAATACTTCATTATCAATTTTCTTTAATTCTACTTTCAAAACATCCATACTAGGGCAAGTATGGTATTTGTGAAAATAGTTTAATATTTCTTTAATAATCCATCTATGTGCTTGATTATCGAAATATTCTTCACTTAATACATCTTGAATGTTTAATAGAAATTCTTTATGTGTTAGTAATGAAGATAATACTTTGATTTGAAATCCTACTCCATACTGGGATAAATTTGAAAGGGCTGCCATAACTTATTGATTTTATTTTTTAAAACTGTTTAATACTTTGTAAGTATCTTTAATTGTGTATTCTGGGGTTTTGAGGATTTTACCTAATCCATCTTCGTTGTAAAATTTCATAAACTTTTCTACGTTCAATGTAGGTACTTCTTCTGAGATTACCTCCTCTAAGTACTCTTTTTCTAAATCATCCATAATAGGATTTTTTAGATTCATAATACGATAATTTACTGCTAATCTTTTCTCATCGAATACAACACGAGAATAGACAACATGATCTTTATGTTTTTGAGCACTAATTTCTATTAGTTCTTCAAAACTAATTGGGCGTTCAGCTAATTCAGGAAATTTTTTCAATAATCCTTTTGCTCCTAATCCTTTTATTCCTTCCACTTTATCTGATTGATCACCTATTAAGATCTTATATAATATAAAATTTTCTACTAATACTCCAAACTTTTGTTCAACATTCTTTTTGTTATATAATTCCCTTTCTGTTGGTCTATATAACGTAACTTTATCTGTTATACATTGAACAAAGTCATTGTCATTGGATACTATGAAAACCTTAGAATCATGCTTATTAGACAATACATTCGATAAATGAGCAATAACATCATCGGCTTCTACCTTATCTAAACTAATAGTTTTAATAGGTAAGCATTTTAGATAATGGATTAATCTTACAAGCTGATTGACTTTAGCGTCTTGCTCTTCTTCTAGAGACTCAAACACTTCCCAATTTGTAATTCTAACTAAATTACGTCCTGATTTGTATTCAGGTAATAAATTTTTTCTATTTACTGAAGATCCAACTCCGTCAAATATAACATATAAAGAAGTTGGTTGTAACGTATTGATTAAGGTGTTTAAAGAGCGAATGAAACCCCCTAATCCACCAATATGAGCTAAGTCTTGGTTTAAGTAGTTTATGGCTGAAAAATTCCTAAAAAATAGATTTAATCCATCAATTAGTACTACTCGTTCGTGTATGTTTGTTTGTTGTGGTTCATCTTGCTCACTTGTTGAATTAAGGAGTTTTAGTAATTCGCTTTTATTCATTTCTTAATCTGGTTCTTGTTCAAATACGTTCATTGAGTTTTCTAATACATCTTCTTCTTCAAAGATATCAAAATCCATTCCACCTAAGATTTTACTCCATTCAGCAGCATGACTATCTTTATACTTTTTAATTTCTTTTTCAGAATCATCTATAAATCCGTGTGGCGTCATAATAATTTTACCACGAGTAGTAATACCATTGATGTGATTTTTATCAATCTGAATATTAGTACGTTTAGCAAATTCAACTTGTTTACCGTCTTTAATTGCTTTAATCTTACTAGTTCCAGCATTTGAAATATTACCAAATGTAATAACAAATGTAGCATCAAACCACATAGCAAAACCACCTTTGTTCATCAATTTTGGTTGGCCCATTGGTACTTCAGCTTTTGCTGTCCATACTTTATTAACACAAACTAATGTATTAGTATAAGGTGAAGACTCTTTACGTGACAATGTAATCTTTTGGTTTACGTTATTACCGAATTGAGTTGACATTGCACCTGCATTCCATTCATTATTGTTTTTGTTTGATTTAACTGATAATTCACAAGGTACAGAACCAATTGAATCCCATAAGAACATTAAATCATAAGGTAAATTGCCTTTCTTTTGTTCATCTAATAGATCTAAAATAAATGCGGCTACATCTTCAATTGTGTGTAATGTTTCTCTATCTACATAAAGGAAATTTCCACTATAATTTTCAATTTCACCTGTTTCTTCATTCACATCCATTTTTACCTCTAAACCCATTTGTATAGCGTGTTCCCAGTTCCACTTCATCTCAGTAACAATGAAAACAGGTAAAATGCCCATTTTTTGAGCTGAAACAGCAGCTTCAATCATTGCTGTTGTTTTACCTGTATCACTGTGACCTCGAAGTAAAACAATATGCCCAGTAGGAATACCAGGCACACTTGTTACTTCTTGAAATGCAGAACTAAGAGGCACCCATTTTTGTTCTTTAAACTTAACGTTTGAGTTAAGTAGTTTTTTCTCTTTGAATTTTTCTAGGTTAAAATTACCTTTCAATTCATTAGAGACTGCTGCCGTTAGCGAATCGCTTTTCTTAGTTTTTGCCATAATTTTTTAATTTAATTAGAATACGAAATCGTCTTCGTCTTCTTGTTTTGATGATTTTGTTTTTACATCATTTTCATCCTCTTCTTCATCACCAAACAAAGCATCAAATTTTTCTGCTTTACTAGCTTTAGCTACTGGTGTTTTTAGAGCATAGTTTTTAGATGGAGTTGTATCAACGATTTCATCTAATTCTTTTTCATCATCAATGATATCTCCTTCTTCAGCTTCTGGAGATAACCAGGTTTGAAGAGCAGATTTCATTTCATCATAAGAGTATTTTTTAAATACTTCTAATGGGTTTGCTTGATTTTCTAACCAATCTTTTACCTGTGTTTTATCTTCACTCAAAGGAGTTTGTTTAGTACGAGGCATAATAGAGGTTTTGTTGTAAGCAGTACCTGTTACTTCAGGACCTACAGTTGTTAAGGTAATATCTCTACCTTCAACCAAATCAGTATAATCACCGATATCTTCGTTATCTGCTAAATTTAAGAATTCCATGTACAATTCTTTACCGAATTGCCACAATTTAATACCTTCGTTTTCTTCACCTCTAACAATAACAGGAACGAATACTCTCATTTTTGGATCTAACTTTTTAGCTAATCTCCAATTTTCTTTGTCATTAGTACCTCTTAATTGTTTAGCAAATTCAACAATAGGATCTTTTTCACCCCAGTTAATAGGAGAAATCATTACTTTGTTAGTAATGTCATAATGGAAATAAACCTCAGAAAATGGGTTCTTTTTGTTGAATTTAGAAGGAACAATACGAACTGTTTGTTTACCTACGCTTGGTTTCCAGAAAATATTTTTCTTTTCGCCACTACTAGATTTACCAGTAGATTTAGTTTGCATCGCATTCAAGCGATTTTTGATTTCATTTAAATCCATAACTTATTTTAATATAATGTACGTTTGAATATAATAACCTATTTTGACATAACCAAATTAGATTGAGCCCTTTTTAAAGCTCAACAATCTTAAATACCTTAGTATTCAATTGTTTTAACTCATTGTGATTAGTCAATAATATACAGTTTTTATAATGCTGCCAATTTACTCTAAATGACGGATCAACTACACCACCATTTAGCTTTTTAATTAAATCATTTAAAGCATTAATTGTATATAAAGTATTGGTTTCTTTTTTTCTATGTACTAAAATAGTATTGGCTGGGATTCCAGCTACATCGGTTTGCTCAACGTTATAAGTTACAACATATTCGTCTGTACTTTTAACATATAACACAAACATTTTATTATACATTATAGTATAAGTACTAGATAAACTAGTAACTAATTCATCTAACCCATCTAAGCCCGTAAAAGTAGCAAAAAGCTTGTTATTCAACATTTCTTGATTAATAAAGGTATCAAAATCATAATGAGTACCTGTCTTATACATATGTTCTTTTTTTATTAAAATCATAGGTTTTACCGTAACTTGTTTTTATTTGTAATTTATGCTTGTTAAAAATTCCTTTTATCTCATCCTCTATATATTCTTCATCGTTATCTATGTCTAATAAAAACGAATCATAAGTATATAAAACGATTTTCGTTTTTTTCCCCCTCAATACTTTATGTATATCTAACAATATAAGAGCATTA